CTGTGATCACGGTGCTTGACGGCCGGCCTGTCGCACATCAGAAACCACTGGCATTCGCCTAGGTTGACGAATCCCGTCGTAGCAGCGATGGCGAACAGTTGGATGTCATCCATTGGTGCTCTCCCCTCATTGGTTGACTCCTTTTGGGGGACACACGCGCGTGCGCGTATCCCCCGCAAGCAATCATCATTGCTTGGGAGAGAGTTCAAATCCACTATGGAGGATTAGGCTTTCGCCTGAAGATTCGGGAGGCTCGCCAGGGCGATTACGGTGGGCCCTTGATGCTCCCTGCCTGCCTGGCGACCTTCGCTCAGGCTACACGAGTAGGCCGGTTCACGCGTGCCATCAAGCCACGAGTTCTGTCGGATCAACGACACTTCGATGGGTGGCTATGGAATGTGCTTGACATTGATCCACAGCCCACCAGGTGGAGATGATCTATCCATGGGAGCTCGAAAGAGCTCATCGACTAGATAGATCCAATTCATCATCTCATGTGGACTGTCATCCTCAAGTATCAAGATCAACAGTGATGCCGGACAGACACAGACACGACGCGCGAAACCGACAAAACAATTTGTCGGTGAACCTCCATGTGCCCTCGCATTCACCTGGACAAACGCCCTGAGCTGCATTCTGGGCCATGATCAGGGCTTGGTGGACCTTAGATGAGGTGGTCCATCGCTACATGATAATGACCCTTATCCTGCGCCGCTTGAGGTCAGCAATGTCCTGGTCCGTGGTATATGTGTATTTAGTTTGTGGTAGGTCGTCCGGGTACGTCCGGTTCTCCGAGTACCATCCCACACCACAGCACAGGGGGAATGTCGGACTTGGTGGGTTGCGCCCATGTTTGACCCGGGGGTTTTTAAGATCGTTCCCCGCCCGCCCAATATACTCAATCATATAATTCGCGCGGTTTTGACTGACAGGGGTCTATGTCTTCACCTGTCATTTCATTGATCGGGCTATACATGTCAGAAGGAGGCCTACGCCTCTTTACACGGTCGACTTTCAGTTATGGGATTATCCTCCTTTCGGTCAGACTTTTTCAACTTGTCCATATTGATACCGGTATTACTACCATGGTGACACAAGTCACATTCACTGAAACACCGAAAACGGTGCGTTAATATATATATGAAGGATATATAAGCGCCCTTCAGGGGCGCTTGATGATTGAAGACTGATTATTGGCAGCTTCGCTGCCTCGGTTGAAGAGGGATTAAGAAGAGGAGTCCTTAACCTAAGGACGGACTCCTCTGTTATACAAGACTCTTGATCTTCGACACTTCCTCTCCGGCCCCGGCAAGAGACGAAGTCTCTGTTGATCAGTATTGCCCCTCCGGGGCTTGGTGAGGTGTTCTCTTTTCTCCTCCGGGTCGCGGCTTCCTCCCTCGCCGCGATGAGAGACGCCGGGATGGTAGGTGGGTTCAGTAGACAGCTCTGCGGCTGAGGCCGTTGGGTTGGGGTTGGATGGTGGGTACTTATAGCAATTGCGCTGAGGGAGCGGGCAACGCCGCATAAGCGGTTGAAGATTCACGAAGCCAAAGAACTGATCATCGCCTTGACGGAGCAGGGGCTCCGCCTGGAGGATGCTCTTATCCGGGTGGGTAGGTCTGAGACGACGTATCGGGATTGGCGTCAGCGTGATCCCGACTTCCGCCTGAAGATTGACATTGCGAGGGAAACAAGACGTGGAAATAAGCCCGCGTTGGGGTCCTTCGAAGAGTTCAGTTCCGAATATTTGTTCCAACCGCTGTATTGGCATCAGTTGCAGTGGGTTGACATGTTGGAGGGGCGGGAGCCCCGAGATTTGCATCCGGCTCAGACATACGAAAAGGGCGACCCGCAGTTCTGTCTGATCAACTGTCCGCCGGAGCATGCGAAGACGACAACGCTGTCCGTGAACTACGCCACGTACATGATTGTGAAAGACCCGAACGTGCGGATGATCCACGTGTCGAAGACGCAGGAGATGTCCAAGCAGTTTTTGTTCGCGATCAAGACGAGGTTGACACATCCGAAGTATTCCAAGCTGCAAATGGCGTTTGCGCCTCCGGGTGGCTGGAAGCAGGACGCAACCGTATGGACGTCCGATCGGATCTATTTGGGTGCCGAGTTGCGCGATTCGGGGGAAAAGGATCCCACGGCGCAGAGCATTGGCATCGGCTCCCAAATCTACGGCCAGCGGGCCGATATTGTCTTCGTTGATGACGCGGTGTTGTTGTCGAATGCTCACGAGTATGAGAAGCAGCTTCGTTGGCTACAACAGGATGTACTTACCCGTCTTGGCCCTACCGGGGTTCTGGTCGTTGTCGGCACCCGTGTCGATGCTGTCGACCTTTATGCAGAGTTGCGTAACGGTGACCGTTACCCGTCGGGCAAATCCCCTTGGACGTACCTGTCTCAACCGGCAGTTTTGCAATATGCGGACGATCCGGGGGACTGGAGAACTCTTTGGCCGCGAAATAACCAGCCGTGGCCGGGAACTCTGGACCGGCCTGGACTGGACGGCTTGTATCCCCGCTGGGACGGCTACTATCTGTCGAAGCGGCGCGGTGTTTTGGCTCCACGCACGTGGGCTCTGGCCTATCAGCAGGAAAGCATTCCCGAGGATGCGATTTTCCCCGAACTGGTTGTCCGGAAGTGTATCAATGGCCAAAGACAGCCCGGACTTATGAGCAGGGTGGGCGTAGGTCATCGCCCGGAAGGCATGGACGGCCTTTATGTGATCGGCTCCATGGACCCGGCTATGACCGGCCATACGGGCGTGGTCGTGATGGGTGTCGACCGGCATGCGAAAATGCGGTATGTGCTTCAGGTGTTGAACAAGTCGGGGGCGACGCCTCGGTGGATTCGCGACACCATTAAGGATTTGACGGTTCAGTACAGTATTCATGAGTGGCGGATTGAGAAGAACGCCATGCAGGCGTTCATCACTCAAGATCCGGACATTCAAGAGTGGCTGGCCAACTATGGTGTCCGCATCGTGGAACATTTCACGGGTCGGAACAAGTGGGATGCGGACTTTGGTGTCGCGAGTATGGCGCCCGTGTTTGAGAACAGTCTGATCGAGCTTCCCGCTACGCATCATCATGAGCCGGCGAAGCAGCTATTCGAGCAGTTGATCACATGGGCCCCTGAGACCAAGAATAAGACAGATCTGGTCATGGCCCTTTGGTTCGCTGAGATTCGGGCTAGGGAGTTGATTGCTGCGAACTCACCGGCAAAGGGGAGATCGAGCTTCGTGCGGAATCCGTTCCTGTCTCGTCGGGGGCGGGAGCAACAGATGGTCATTAACTTAAACGATCTCGCCATGGCGGCAAGAAGGTGATATTTGTTAGACGCTAAAACAATTGCTGACCATCTGAAGGATATGCAGCAGCGCCACACCGATAGAGACGGCCGATGGGACAACATTCGAAATGTTCGCGCCGGCGACTTGGAAAAACTGGCACCGGAAGAGTTCTCTGACAGCTTTCCCAAGAGCATTGTGGCCAACTTTGTTGATACGGTGGCTCGGGACTTGGCTGAGATGACAGCCCCGCTGCCCGCTTTTCAATGTAGCTCAGCCACGATGCAGTCCGACACCGCGCGGAAGTTTGCCGACAAGCGGACGAAGATCGTCCAGAATTACATTTCGCGAAGCAAGCTTGATAAGCAGATGCTTACCGGAGCCGATCATTTCAACACGTTCGCGGCCACGGTGTTCTATTTGGAACCCGATTTCGAAGAGAAGATCCCCCACATCTGTGTGGAGGATCCTATCGGCGGGTATCCAGACGAGGACAGGTGGGGGAGGCTTCGAAGCTACACGAAGCGCTTCTACGCCGAAGCTAAAGTCATGGTGTCCCTGTTCCCGGAGTTCCGGAGCAAGATTGATGACGCTGTGGACAACGCCAAAAAGACCGCCTTCCCTGGCAGTTCGAACATGGTGGAAGTGATCCGGTATTGCGACCCGAAGCAGATTGCCCTCGTGTTGGTCAGCAAGGATCCGTGCATGTTGACATCCATGACCAATCCGCTAGGGGAGACGCCTGTAGTTATCGCCCGGCGCCCTTGGTTGCTGAAGGATGCGTGGAAGGGCCAGTTCGACGACGCTGTTTGGATTCAGGTAGCTCGGGACGTGTTGGCCAAGCTCAACTTACAGGCGGTTCACAAATCGGTCGAGGCCCCCTTGGTTGTACCTGCCGACGTGCAGGAATTCCCCATGGGTCCAGACGCAATCATTCGCACCGCCAATCCCGAAAAGGCAGGTAGGGTCCGTCTTGACCTTCCCCAAGGGGCTTTTGCCGAGTCTGGCGTACTCATGGAGGAACTGCGGACGGGTACTCGATACCCTGCCGCGCGGACAGGTGGCATTGATGCTTCGATCGTCACTGGCCGAGGCGTCCAAGCTCTACTTGGCGGCTTCGACTCGCAGGTTAAGGCCGCGCAGATGGCACTTCGTGACGCTCTTCAAGATGTTGCTCGCATGTGTTTCAAGATGGATGAAGTGTATTGGCCGAATGCGGAGAAATCCATTCGCGGCCAGGCCAACGGGACACCATTTGAGCTGAAGTATCGTCCGGCGAAGGATATCAACGGCGATCATACCTGCGATGTGGCCTATGGATTCGCTGCGGGAATGGACCCCAACCGCGCCGTTGTCATGCTCCTCCAGCTCCGCGCTGAGAAAGCTTTCAGCCGCGACTTTTTCGTCAGGCAGTTGCCGCTGGACATCAACGTCACCGAGGAACAGAGTAAGGTCGACGTTGAAGAGATGCGCGAGGCAATCAAGCAAGGGATGTATGGCTACGTGCAAGCCATCCCGGCGCTAGCTCAGCAGGGCTTGGCTGATCCGGCTGAACCGTTGATGCGCGCCGCAGCCATTGTGCAGGGGTTGCAGAAAGGCGAGAGTATCGAAGATGTCGTTACCCAGGTTTTCGCCCCCCCGCCTCCATCGCCTGAAGCTTCCGCCCCCGGCGGACTGTCCCCAGCCGGCGGACCCGAAAGTATGGCTCCTGGTCCTGGTGGTGGTCCTGGCGGTCCTGGTGGTGGCCTAACGCCATCAGGGCGCCTAGAGGGCGTTCCCTCGGGCCAAGCGGGCATGGCTCCCGGCGGTAGGCCCGATCTGGCGGTCATGTTGGCCGGGCTTACGGGGCAGGGTGCCCCGCAAATGTCGCACTTCACGATGAAGCGACGGAGAATCTAAAGGAGACAATTTGCAGGACAAGAAGCCTAGCGTTCCGAGTCAGGGTACCGCCACCAGCGGCACCCCTAAGGCCCCGATCAAGTCCGTTGGTGCGTCGAAGTCGACGCCTGCGAGTGCGACGGTAAAGCCCGGCGTTCACACTACTGGTACCGCCGGTCGCAAGACTTTCCCGAACCTTTCCGCCTAGCCCTTTTGGGGGGGCCATGCAAGACGAAGATGAACAGGAAACTGAGCAGTCCGCCGAACGTGACCCCCAGAAGTGGTCTTGGGTAGCGTTCTGGTCAATATGGGTCGCAGGGATTGGAGCATATTTCAATCTAATCGCAGTCCTCTTTGGTAGTATCAGCGATCTTATGGACAAGCATCAGGACTGGAAACGGGATCAAGCCGATTTCGCTAGACGAGCAGCGTTGGAGATTGAAGCGTTGGCCAAGGATTTCAGTGGCGTGGTACCTTAACCCGGCGTTAACGGCCTTCAGGAACGCCGTTGACGTTGCCTATCCCAATAGAGACAAAGCCAGTGACGGTACGATTGGTAATGAGGCGCATCAGGCGACAGTATCCGATCACAATCCCGACATCGACGGCTCCGTTGATGCCTGGGATATGGATGTGGAACTTAACGGTCGAAATAGGCCCTTTTCTGTGGATGTTGAGTATCTGAAAACGGTATTCCAATCACATGAATCGGCTCAGTATTGGATTCACGCTGGCCAGATAGCGTCGCGCAGTTGGGGTTGGGCACGTCGGGCTTACACTGGGCCCAACCCCCACGACGGCCATGTTCATTGGAATACGCGGTCCAGCCACGAAAACTCGGCACAGTCATGGAAGGTTGCAATGCCACTCACCGCGGAAGATATTGAAAGCGTGTCTTATCGGACCGTTACTCGTAATGTTTCCCCATCTGGTCAACCTCCACTGTCGTTGGCTAACACGCTTTGGGATATTCGGAACAAGATTGATCAAGTGTTGGTCTCATCCGTGGCCACGGCCGACGAAGATCTCATCAGACGGATCGTTCGGGAGGAGCTCGACCGGACCCGGCTCGGGATGTAGTTTTGGCGATTGAAGAACAGGGTGTCGTATTTGTTGGGCTAAAGGAGATTTACGAAAAGGTTGTCCAGCTAGGCGTTAAGGTGGATGTACTCTTATCCCAGCATTCCGACGCCATCAACGACATTAAAGATCATGAATCAAGGTTGCGGAGTCTTGAGAGGGCCCGCTGGCCGCTGCCGGCTTTAGCGACGATTGTGTCCATCGTAGCGCTTATCCTCAGTTTTGTGCAGTTCGGCCCGAGTTAAGGTCACGGACAGTAATGTAACCTCTCAGATGCTTGACATCGTTCGCGAGATGGGTTGGGCTGGGTTACGGCGCCGGGATGACTCGGGGGTTCCCCCAGCAGGGTTTCTATCCGGATCTCCCGGCGCCGACCTAAGTCCATAGTTTTGCGACGGGAGGGCCAGCACCCCATGAACGCTTCAGCCCCCGTCAGGACCGTGATCAGACCCATGCGTGCAGTCGCGCGCGTGGCGGTCCCGGTGGGTCTACGTACCTGCGCCCGGTGCTTGAATCCGGCGCTTCACTGCTCATGTTGTCCTCATGGATTGAGGCGATGCCGGGCATGTCACTGCCGGCACCTGAGGCTTAAGTCCCTGTGTACTGAGCTGATCTGCGAGGGTCATCGGGCGCTGCTGAACCCCCGCCTGTGTCCGATTTCGGTTCCCTCGTTCGAGGATCTGCGGGCGCGCCCCTCCCGCCTGGGTCGCGATCATCCGCTGTATCCGCTACCATCAAGGGATGTGGTTCCGACGGAAGCCGGTGGACGAAGACGCTGAAGCGCGCGAGCAGGTCTGGCGGTGGTATCGAGACCGGATGAACGCGCACGAAAACCGCATACCAGCCGGAATGTGCCTCATCTGCTTCGTTGATCGTTGTCCCATTTACGTTCAAGCATATGAGGTTGTGCACTATCCGGAACGTCCATTCCCCCTGCCTCTATAGACTTTCACCCCAAAGAAAGCCCAACGGTGCCCTGCCCCGTTGGGCTTTCTGCTGCACACCTCAACGGAAGGAGATCATTTGGCCGAAGACGCCCGCGGCGGCTACCGCCGTCCCACTCGGCCGGCTCCGGTTAGTGGCCCGGGGAAATTGTCCCGCCGCACCGACGACGGTCCGGCCAAGCAGCGTATAGCAGCACTGCCGGATGCGGCGTATGGCGAGCAAGCCACATTTCGTAGCGATCAGCAAGGTGCCCCAATGGCAAAGGCGGGCAGCGCTCGCCAAGGCGGAACGTTCGCAGCGGCCGACCTTAGCCGCGTGGTTCCTTTTGGATCTGATTCTCAGCGCCCGACCGAGCCCGTTACTGCGGGTGCCGCAGTTGGCGATGGTCCCGGCCCCGCAGCTCTTGGGCTCCCCCCGGCCGTCGACCCAGGTGTCCAGTACATACGTAGCCTTTTGCCGATGTTCGAATTAGCAGCTTCTCTGCCCACGTCTTCGTTCGGGTTTAGACAATTTGTTCGTCGATTGCGGGGCATGAGTTAGTGGCGATACTTGATCGACTTAATTCTGTCGGCGATTGGTTTCAGACCCGGTGGGATCAGGATTGGAAAGAGTTCAGAAACACATACAAGCAGTCCTGGAAACAGTTTCCCGACGCCTTCCATCAGTTCTGGGGTGGCGTGGTAACTCTAGCTTCGGTGCCGTTCAAGGAAGAGGCAGAGTTTAAAAATGGTGCACGTCTTTGGATGGACGGCGCGCTTGGCATGGGCAGTGCGGCGCTCGGCGGTACCATTGGCGGTCTGTTTCAGGCTCCGGTGCTGAACGAAGCTACCTGGCTCCTGGACAAGGTATACAGATATGGCATTGCTCGGCCGGTGTCCACGGCCTTTATCAGGGCCGGTCGGGCAGCACTCGCCAAGGCGGACGCCGCTGCGGCCGGTGAAGACCAAGCCGACGCCTATTGGAATGAAATTTTCAATATGGGCTGGGGTGAAGATTCGGCTTGGGCCGATAGTGAACATGTTACTCCGGGCCAGGCAATCGTCTGGGCCATTGGTGGCGTTGTTGGTATGGCTCATCCGGGCCGGCCCGAGGATCCGGCAAGCTGGTTCCGGTCCAGGGATCCCCGCAGTATTGCGGGTCAACAGAGGTTCAATTCGCCGAATTCAGAGTTCTTGCTCAAATATGCGTCGGGCAGCATAGATGCCCTTTCAACAGTGGCGGGCGACCCGGCTTATGGGGCAGCTAGGTTGATCGGCGCGAGCAAGGCCAAGTATTTCGACAAAATGGCCACGTCCAAGTATGTTGCTAAGGGCGGCCACGAAAAAGAGATTAGCACAAAGCGCTACCAGCGCTTTTATGAGGTTGCAAAAAATGCCAAGACTCCAGAGGAATTGAGATTCCGCACTAACTTAAACAACACTCGTTTTGGGCCTTCGGTGGCGCCCGTTCTGTGGGCGGCAGCGAAATTGGATGAAGGTATCTTCCGGGACGCCTACCTCGTGGCGCGCGGAATGGACGGCGGATTTGACAAGCGCCTGGTGGACGGGCAAATTGTAGGCAACGGTTTGGGCGCATGGGACAGGTTAGTAGAGAAGTCACCACGTATTGCCTCAGATATGTCACGCGTATTTGCAAATTGGAACATTGGTGAAGATGCCATAAGCGCCATCCGAGGCACGACATCTGGTGACGCCGTTCACTCACTAGTCTTGAACGATGTTGACGCCTTTGTGGCCGGGTTTGTCAATCGTGAGAATCTTTGGGGGACGCTACCCGGCAAATTGATGAATGAGGCTCAACCTAGGGTGTCGATTGGATCGTCGCTGCGGGCCGGCGTCCATTCGTGGGCGATGGATGTGGCTCCGGTCATGATTGGCCGCCCCCTCGCCAGGGTTGTGCAAGCGTCTATGCCTTCGCAAGGGTTTACGCCATTTTTGGACGCGGAGGATAGTACGGCTATTGCTCATCGACAGTTCCGGGCACTTGCGGAGAGATTCGGAATGTCGCAGGACCGCGTCGGTTGGTGGGCATCGCAGTGGGGCGCGAAGGGCACTCGGGAAGGCCGGAACGAAGTCTATTTCCGAATGGAAGACGAAGGTATCCAGACTATTGCGTCGCGCCTCGGAGTAGATCCGAATATCGTCAAAGCGGCGATGCCAGAGATCAATAAGTATCGGGAGGGTGCCCGACGCACCGTTCAGCGTGAACGTGTGTATATTGCCAAACAGGCCCTCTTGCTCGGGGCATGGAATGTCGCTCAGGGCCGGGCTTTTGAAAGCGCAGGGATTCGGAACCTTAACCGCGCGTTGAATAAACTTCAACGCGAAGGTCGTTATGGGATGGACATGCTTCCCATGGCCGACCTTGATGGTCGAGCCAACTTGATTGAGGTTCCTAATGTCGATAAATTGCCGAGTCAGGGAGCGGATCCCAACCGGCCGGTGCTTCTGACCCAGACTGAGAGACTAATCCCGACAATCGACGGCCGAGCCCTGGAGGGGCAACTTAAATGGTGGATGAGGGCACATCCGACCAAAATGGTTCGGGACCTGGAAACCCGTACACTGATTCCCAAGAGTAAGGCCGGGCCGCAGTACGTTGACGGCAAGCAGATGTGGGAGGAGTTGCCTGTCACGGCAGCGTCCTGGACAATGGAAAAGGTAGCCAAGCTTCATCACGGCTGGGAAATGTTTATCACTGCTAGTGATTTTGCTAATATGGTGTGGAAGGCCAGCGCCCTAACGCGTCCTGCGCAGACGCCCCGAAATTTAGCTGATGATGTGTTGCGTCGAATGCTCGTATTCGGTAAGGCACACCTAATAGCCTCAACGATGACGGGCGTTAAGCGCGCATACCAGAATAACTTAGGTCGCACCAAGGCCCACCCTGATTTTAAGAACAGGTTGCAGCTTCGACACGAGTTAATCGGCGAGGCGACGGCCAGGCGGAAGGCGGAGCGTAGCACCTATGCCGAAGTCGAGGGTGACGCGGACTGGGCGTGGGCCGGCAATCCTGACCTTCCCGAGTGGGCGCGCCGGGATCCAAAGCTTGTTGAGCCGGCGAGGGCCGAGCGGCTTACGGAGATCGAGGCGGAACAGGGGCGCACGCGGGCCCGGACAGGGAAGGAACCCGACCCTCCTCCGGATGCGATCTTCTATGACGACATGGGTGAGGCATGGAAGTCTGGACTCATCAGCATAGACGATTACATTAAGGGTATCGAATGGATGTATGGAGCCTCATACCTTTACCGTGAGGTTCCGGAGCCGCTTCGTGGTGCGATAGACGCAAAGGCACGCGCAGTGGTTCATATTGAGCAGGGAGCTAGCGCCAAGTCTGGGACTACGCCGACGACGAAGATTTTCCACGAGCGGGAACTGAAGCGGCGTGTTATCGAATATCATTTTCGCGATCAGCTTACAGAGTGGCTGAATGATCTGCGTATTGACGCTGTAAACAGTCGCACGGGACTGCCGATTGACCCAAAAGTAAGTCAGATCGACTATCGGACTGTTTGGCTTAGGCGCGTTATTGATGAACATGTGCGCCGCCGGCAAGGCTATAGAAAGTCAGAAAAGCTGGATCCGGCCCGGGACACCGACCTATACCGGCCAGGCGAACTCTTAGTTGATCCGTTTACGGGCGATATCCCCAAAAGTTTTGATCTCGGGGATTTTGAAACCCTGCATCATATAGTTTTAGATATGGAGGCTAAGCCTGATGTGGATCAGGCCGCCACGGCGAGCCAGGCGTCTGTTCCCGAATATCGTAAGCCTTCCACCGTGTTGGCCAATTACATTACAGACAACGTGGACGATCTACTCAAGCCTGGTCATTTGCTTTCTATGTCAATAACCCCGGACGGTAACATACGTGTTGGTGTGAGTCGGGTAAAGTCGGAGGCGCTGCATAAGGGCCCGGTCAAGACTGGTGCGCGGTATCGGATTAACAACTTTCCGTTCAGTGAAATTCTTGATGCTGGTCATGAAGGAGTGAAAATACGACTCAGGTCCACCAACGAAGTGGTGTATCTGAAGGCGGCGTTTGAAGGCGAGGAAGGCCAAGCGTTTCGACACCGTACGGCCGCCTCGTCTGGTCAGGGAACCGCGTTGTACCTGACGGGCGAAGCAAGCCTTATCCGGATGCTGGAACAGATGGGCGGCTACGGCGTAGCTCGCCCGGACCATAAGCAATATGCTACGTCGTGGGAGCGCGCGGTTAACGCGCAACTAGCCGGAGATCCGGTTGCGCGAATGTTTCTCGGCGGCGCCACCGACTCCGATGTGATTAGGTGGATTGAGCGCACACCTGAGGGCACTAAATATCTTCATCGTATGCACTACTTCGGCGCAAACTACGTCGATCATGTGCGCCAAATTGAAGGCATGGTTAACTCTTATGTGCCAATTGGACCTGAGGGCGGACGGCCGTCTAAAGCTGGATATGAATTGCGAGAAAGGGTTCTCGCGAGAACTGCAACCCGTGCGGACTTGGACAGAGTTCGTCCAGACAGAAGCACACAACCCGAGGTGCACGGGGCCACTGTTGATTTCGTAATGGGCAAGGGCGCGGTTTTCAATAGCGTCGTCCGGGGCATCGACTCGTTGCAGAGATATTTAGCGGACATACCGACCGACAAGGCTTCGCGTTTTCCGTTCTTTGCGGAGTCCTATAAGCGACATGTTACAGATTTGGTGAGAACGGCGGATGAGCTTGCCGTCAGGGCAGATGACACCATACCGACAAGACTGCTTGAAAACATTGAACGCCAAGCCCGGGATAGGGCTCTGCATGACACGAAGTATCGCCTATACGATGTGGCACAACTAAACGATATGGCGCGCTTCTTTCGGTTTGTCGTGCCCTTCTCGTCGGCGATTATGGATTCGTACATCAAGTACAGTCGGATCATTCGCGATAACCCCGGCGTCGTATTGCAGGGGCTCTATTACTGGGAGATGTTCGAGCGCGGAGAGAACGTCCAAGACGAAAACGGTTATGTCCTTCAAGTGGGCGACGGCGGTCGAGAACGCTGGTTTTCGGTCGATCCGACAACGGGCGAGCGAATCGAAGTACCCGCCGACCGGGTGGGCGCTCACCGGTATGTCCAGTTCCGGTTACCGTCAGACATTTTGCCTACGAATAGGTTATTTGGCACACAGGCCAAGCCCGTGTTCGCGATTAACAAGAAGTCCTTCAACGTCTTCTTGGATTTGCCGGCCACGGGTCCGCTGGTGGCCGTTCCTGCTAGTGAGTTTGCGCTTTCGCATCCGGAGTTCGGCGAGAACGCTTTCATCAAACGGTTCGTCTTACCGTTCGGGCCGAGTACCGATTGGACCAAGATTGGCTTACCGTCTAACGTCCGGGCGGCAATGAATGCTTTTGATGAAGAGGACGGTAACTCGGCGGAAGGCCACGCTAAGGCCATCTTCCAGGCGGAACTGATCGCATACGGGAGAGGCGAGCGGGACACTCCTCCCACCTTCGCCGAGGCTCGGGAACGTTCAGCGATGTTGCGCGGATTGCGGATCTTCACCACGTGGATATCCCCAGTATCATTCCAAGCCCAAAGTCCGTATCAGCCGTATCTTGACGCCTACCGTCAACTCCGCGCCGAGGATCCGGAAAGTGCGGACGAAAAGTTTTTGGCCCGGCACGGCGACGAGTTTTATGCGCTTCAGATGACGGTGACCAGAAACAACGCTGGGATTCTGGCCACGGTCCAAAGCCACAAGGCGTATATGGCGCACAAGGAACTGATAACGGCTTACCCGGAACTTGCCGGCCTGATTACCGGCCAGGCCGGCGGCTCGTTCTCGAAATCTGTGTATGAGGCGCAAAAGGATATGCCGCTCAGGCCGGGTCAGCAAAAGCGTCTCCGCGAGATCATGTCAATTGAGGATTCTGTCCGGGCGCTTGAGCGTAACCGCGTCTGGGATGAATACACAAAGCTAATGGACTTGATTACCGCAGAGCTGGCGGAGCGGGGATTATCCACAATGCGCGGCGCGAGAGCCCGCGATCTCGTTGAGATGCGAGATCAGTTCATCGCCACCAACGCATATTGGATTGACCCGGAGACCGGACAGGAAGTTTTTTCCCCGTGGTATGAGGATTTCACCTCGGTCGACCACGAGTTGATGAACAAGCGCATTGACTCGATGTGGGAGATTGTAAAAGATCCTGACCTGCAAAAACGGAACGACATTCGTGGCCTGATCGACTATTTGCATCTTCGAGAGGACTTCCAACGTCGAATGAGACAGCGGGGGTTTAAGACGCTGAATAGTCGTGGAGCCAGGGAACTCCATCGACAATGGTTGGAACGGTCTTTCGCCCTA